GTTTACGTTTCAACCACTCCACATAGTTGTCTTCTGCTTCTTGCCCTGCATAAATTGCAGTATCTTTTCCATATGCGAAGTTAGCCACAAAGAACTGGATAATATCCTTATCGTTCTCATGCTTGTTCGCTAACTTCTCAAAAATGTATCTGTCATTACGAGCATTAAACGCTTCACGAGTACCACGGACATTTCCACGATTCTGGAATACGTCAAACTTGTCAGTAGTGAAGTGAAGTTTCAATGCAAGGTAATAACGGTATGCCTTAAATCCGTCCATTACACATCCAACTGTGCCTGTTTTGGTAAATAATTTAACTGTCTGAAGTCCATCTCAATTTTATCTTTGAGTGACTTATTGATTAAAGAAGCAACATCATCTGGCTCGAGATAGTTTTCCTTACAGTATGCAAGAACTGCATCCATATGATTCATCTTCTTTTCTCGAACCACTTGCTCTATGTATAACGAAAATTCATTAGCTGTACTGAACATTGTTTTCCTTATCAATCCAATATTGGGTAGCTTTAATTTCGTGTTGAATCTTTTCGTATTCTTTTAGTTTAGTCTTGTATAGTTTCCAAACAGGTGTATCAATCTTATCAGGATCCATCTGTCTTTCAAACTTCTCAAGAAACATAGAGAAGAATTTATCTAATTTCATCTTTTCAACGATGAGTTGGTTTTTCTTTTCAATCAAGTTCATAATGTATTATACCTTATTTTCCATTGCAAGACAAATTAGTAATTTTACCTTCATAAAACGCAAGGTCGAATGAGAGTGCTTCGTTATCTGCAGTAAGTTTCTCAATCTTCTGCTTCATGCATTGCATTTCTTCATAGTGTTGCTTACGCAACATTTCAATCTGTGTTTCTTTCTCAAGACATTTAGTGCAAAATTCAGACATCATCCTCTCCTCATAGTTGCAATCTCGACTGCTTGTTCGTCAGTGAAGATTGGAACAGCATTAGACTTATGCATTGTACCAATACCTTTAATAGCAGTGCCAGTATAAACTGGGGTTGCTTTCTTCAAGCAAGGTTCTGCTGTAAAAGGAAGACTTGGAATCTTAGGCGTCTCACGACGAGCAGGTTTTCCAAGCGAGTATGCAAAACCATCATCCTTGCGTTTGGGCACAGGTTTCTTTGGCTCATACTTCTTAAGCAGTTTTTCCCAATCAGCTTGCAACTGTTTTTGCTTAGCTGTAGGTTTACGTTTCTTAGACTTACTGAGTGA